CACTACAGGGTAATACCTTAAATTTGTCTGGGCTGGGATTCCTGAACCTGGAATAGAAGTGAAATTAAGAGTTAATACACTAGTACGATAGTTTATTGAACCCGATGAAATAGTAAATGGGCCTGAATTAACTGTCACTACACCATTCCCATCATCTGTATAAAGAGTCTGATTTCCTCCACCAAAATCTAAATAAAATTGAAGAGTGCCAGGCACGATAGCGGCATTAGGGTTTGTAGTCCTAATAGATGCTAATAAATCATTTTGATATTGAGTTGATCCATCAGGGTTAGGCTCAGTTAAAGCCGCTACTGTGATTTGAGTTCCTTTAGATGTGTCAAGATACACATTATTTCCAACAGTATTTTGTTGGAGAAATAATAACTGTCCGAGTGTTGTATTACTCCCTATACCTGTTGAAGTAGTGACAGCACCACCATCATCTATAATTCTGATAGGGTTTCCGTTTATATCAATACCACCAATCACGACTTGGGTGCTCAATATTCCGAAATTAGGCTGAGGAAAAGGGTTTACGTTATTCCCAAACAGAGAGAATGAAAAACTTGTAGTAACGCCATCTCCTCCAACAGGCTGGAATTGTGTCGGATAACGAGGATATAAATTATATAATTGGTCTCTATTCTTAAAAAAATTCCCTTGTACTCCCTGAAAATACACGGGAGACCTGAAACCCATCATATTATTTACATCTACTGGGTATCGATCCACATTTGGTATGGTTAGGAATTTATACACCGATCTTTGCTGATCTATCTTAATAGCATATGGAAAGTCTTGAGAATAGAAGCGATTAATTGCATCCGTTATATTTAAAGAAGATAAAGAAGCTTCGCTTGCGCTAGCTGTTAATCTCCTTACCTTCTGAATTATATAACTCAATGTTGAGTTCGCTTGCGGAATCATTTTCACTTTCCTTTTGATGAACTTGCATATGACATAATATCAAAACTAAAATCCGACCGCAGAAAAACGATGTAGCCAATCGCCTTCTTCATCTTTTTGCAACGGGTTTTCATCTTTATTAACTGCATTACCGTCAATACTGACTAATCCTTCACGTTTCTTCATGATTTTATTCTTATCATTAACTTCATTGACTAAACCGAGCGGTACTTCATAAACTTTACCCGGAATGAAATGCCATATTTGGATAGGATCGCCGGCATATTTGCAGTATGGCTTAGTAAGACGCTCATGTCTTCCTCTTGAATTCATATATTCAGCTTTTACAAGTCGGTTATCATCTTTCTTTTGTCTTTCTAATTCTTTCTTATGTTCTGGCTTCATATTCTTGAATTCATCAAATGGAACACTATTAGTTAATGTATTGATAAGTCCATGTTCTTCTCCTGAAGCTGTAGCCATTAATAGTTTAGCCATCTAATTTCCTTGGTTATTTAGGTTCTGAAAGGGCACTAATCTAGAATTATTATTATATTCGTAATTTCTTGATCCATTAGGTGCAATTGTTGCCGGTTGTTCGACATTTCCTGAGGGAATTACAAACGCATCAAACTGCGATGAATCTATATTCAAAGTAAAATTGCTTCCTGTGATGTCCGTAATCGTTCCGGTTAAATTATTAGCTTGGAACATCCTATAAGTTTGAGGGACAAATAATCTTACGCACATTCCCACAATATAAGTGTTAGCTTCAGTGGTTGGCGTTTGTATTAAAACCCCTACAATCATAGGTGATGATTGTGAAATACTCGTGATAGCTAAGCTAGACGGTATTAGTATAACTGGTTTTAAATACTGATTTACCATTCTATCTTTTTTTTAAGTGTTTCAATGTTTCAGCTAAATGCGCTCGTTTTGCTTCTTTTGGATTCTTAGAATGTTCAGCAGCTTTTAATTTTTTTTCAGGTATTTTCTCACCTTTTTTAACATGCAATTCTTTATGAAGTGCACCTGGATGTTTTATTGCTTTTGCGATCCAATGTTCAGCTGACATTTTATTTACATCCAATTAATGTTTATAAAAAGATGGGGGGATATGCCCCCATCATGTCGACCATATCTATGGCGTCACAAATATGATCGACAGTATATTTTAGAACATAACGAGCATATCCTCGATATGATCTACAGTACCAGTTTAATTAATATCAAGACGGAACTGGAGCATTGATGGTTCCCGTTTCCATCTTGTATGATTGCCAAATCATTACATCACCAGCACCACCGGCAACACCCGTACTAGTAGCACTTATGCCCAATAACATATAAGGCACGAAAATACCTGATCTGAATGGGGCTTGTGTAAAATTGTACCCAGTTGTAACGTTAGTAATTGGGTTATATTGAGTCGATTGACCAGCTGGCGCAACAGTTGCGAATAACTGAGTCGTTGGCGAACCTGAACTTGCAGGAAGCGCAAAAGCTGTATAATTTGTCGTATCAATATTGATCGTAAAGTTATACGGATCGATAATTGAGGTAACAATTATAGGTTTGCTTGCAGGCTGATAGAAATTATTAAGTTGAACCATTCCAAAAGATCCGGGAACAGTAAATTCTAATTTCTGACCCACAAAAATTTCATTTGCTTGAGAAACTGTTACCGTTGATCCTACAGCTTGAGAAACCGCTGTTACATATGAAATACTTGGTGCTACAGGTGTCGTTACGCCTACAGGATTTTGCGTAATTCTTCTTACAAAAAATGATGTTGCAGGAGAAGCAAAAGCTGAGGAATTTAAACCTAAAAGTGTAAATTGAGAAGTCGTTACACTAGAGATTGTAAATACCATGCCTGAAATCTGTTCCATTCCAACAGGGTTATAAATAATTACTTGATCACCATTAGAATAAGTATTTGTAACACTTGCAACCGCAGCAGCTGCTTGTGTAATTGTTGTTCCTGTTAAAACTGCCTGTGGTGTTGGCGGGCTAGTAACATAAGTGAAACCATTAGTGGCAGTAGAGTCAGTAAAGTTATCAATCAAGATTGCGCTTGATCCAGCTTTACGCCATCTTAAACCAGCATTAACGGCAGTTAAACCACCGCCAAACCATTCACCTGCTACGCAAGCCGTTGGAGATGCTGCGGACATTTGAGTGAAGTTGATAACTTTCATATAATCGCATCCACTTGGAAGCGGAATTATTTGAGCTACAGCGGTAGCTGGCTGTGTGAAAGTACCTTGAGTAACAATAGTAAAAGCCATGATTTCCCCCTTATGATGGTTGGAATGTTGTTACGTTCAATCCAGATATCCAGTTTTGGTTTGTAATCGCACGAGCGATAGCAAACTTTGCGTATAACTGGCTGTTTTGTGCAACAGCGGAAACAACCCAAGGTGGACGGTATCCGATTACTGCGGTGTAATTGTTCTGCTCGATTTTTGCAGCAGCTTCTAAGCCATACATAGGAATCGTATAGACTGTATTGCCTTTTAGCGATATACCAGGAGTTCTTGCGGCCTTAGAAGACACAAAGAATCTGAATCGGCTAATAGAGCAATATTCCTCTGGGCGAATACCTTCTTGAGTCGGATAGGCAGACTTGAGCAATACGCCTTGAACTTTTTGCAAGTCGGCTGCCAAGTTTGTGTTTGCAAGCGCAATAAACGCATCACGTACGCCTGCAGTCCCGAACTTCAATGTGGCTTCTAAGTTAGTCAACATAGTACGAGCATCGTTGCCAAGCAGGATGTTCTCGATGTTATTAACGTCGTTCAGGGATATGTTTGAGGGCTGATCTCCGTTTAAACCCCCTGTGGCGTTTATGTATGAGCATTCTGTTACTTTTGTGACCTAGTTTCCTAGGCGGGGCAACCTCTTCGGATCACCCTCACCATATCTCTATGGTGTTCAGACTATCGCTTCACCTTTCGGTGCCTTCTCACTTAGTCGTTCACGGTGGCTTGCGCCTTCCGCCTTGTTGTCCGTCTGCTTACGCAGCGAGGAGTTCCAAGTCAATCAGAGTAGGTTTAACGAGCGCCTGTACGTTAACGCTCGAAGAGAACAGGTCTCTCATCAACAAATCTTCTTTTTCACGAAGCCATTGGCCAAGTAAAGCAGTGAATTTCGTTAATGTTTTACTGTTTTCATAGAGAACGACTTGTTCATTTGTAATGATAGTTTTAGCAAAAATTTCCATAGTCGCATCGATATCTGTACGAACTGGGACTTCTGCTGCTGGATCAATACCAGAACCATCTAATTGACCGCCATCAGTTGATAGACGTTCAAATCTAGACATACGGGTAGTTTTACCAATGTAACTTTCTGCATGGTGTAGATCTACTCCGAAGGAGTGAATCAAATTGAACATTGGAGTAGACAACAAGTCTTCAGCTGCTTGAACTGGAAGTTCCGGAGCCATTTGTTGAAGACTTGTAATTCCTGTGGAGAATGACATAAGCGCCTCTTTTGTAAGTTAAAAATTATTAA